TATTGAGATCATCCGCCATACCATAAGAACCTCTTCTCTGGTCATCAACGGCAGCGGCAGCTCTTTGTGCAAGAGCGGACTGTTCGACGATCTCTTGAATCTTATCAGCGGACATGACCATCATGATTTTATCTGCGGACTCAACATCCTTGGCATAACCCTCTGACATAAGATAGTCAAGAACAACATCATAGGCTTCATCAGCTTGTTTTACAGGCTTACAATCTGGAACTTCCTTACCACCCTTCATCTTGGTTCCTCTGGCAACTTTGCCGGGCCAACACTTTGATGCACCAACGTTCTTGCGAGCTTGCTTGAGACCTTCTTCCAGTTCATTCTCCTCAACGTTCAGAGTCTTTGGATATCCTTTCTCACCTGGCTTTGCAGGGCGCTCACCACGCTCTCTCTTTGCATGGATGTTATCCCATAAGCCTTTTTTCTCTTCCAGTTCTTCTGCATCTTCTGAGGCATACATTTCATTGTATGACTCTATTAATGATCTGAGTGTTGGATCGTCCATCTGTAATCTTATAGTTCTTATAAGTTATTTAGTGTTAACCGCCTTTTATGCTCATTCTTGACACGGATAAATAACTCTGTTAGAATTCATTCGTAAACCATTGGTTTGATATGGCAAAAGGATTTAGTGTACAAGCGGCTGAGCCGCCAAAGCCTCAAGATGAGTTTGATCCTGATCAGGCACGAGAGATGATCAAAGGCAAGTCGATTGTCTTTTGTTTGCCTGGACGCGGTTGCTCATATACATTTCTCAAAAACTTTGTGCAGATGTGCTTTGATCTAGTGCAAATGGGCGCTAGCATTCAGATCTCACAAGACTATAGCTCTATGGTTAACTTTGCCCGTTGCAAGTGCCTCGGTGCAAACGTTCTGCGCGGACCTAAGCAAGTTCCTTGGGATGGAAAGCTGAACTATGATTATCAGCTTTGGATCGATAATGATATTGTATTCAACACGGAAGCTCTAATGCGTCTGGTTGTGATGGATCAGGACATTGCTGCTGGTTGGTATGCTACGGAAGATGGTCACACCACCTCTGTTGCACATTGGCTGTCCGAGGAAGAGTTCAAGAAGAATCGTGGTGTTATGAACCATGAGACCGTTGAATCCATGCAGAAGCGCAAGAAGCCCTTCACAGTCGATTATACTGGCTTTGGTTGGGTTCTGATTAAGAAAGGCGTATTTGAATCACTCACCTATCCTTGGTTTGCTCCTCAGATGCAAGTCTTTGAGTCTGGTGAGGTTCAGGATATGTGTGGTGAAGACGTTTCGTTCTGTCTTGATGCCAAGAAGGCAGGTTTTGAAATTTGGTGCAACCCACTCATTCGTGTCGGACATGAAAAAACCCGAGTCATCTGATCGTTTTGCGATCTTTATTAAAGAACAGTTACATGCCGACAACCTCTCCTATGAGGAGATGGGAAACATGCTATTAGATCTGGCTCAAGATTATTATACAGATGGAGAGCCAGATCCCAAAGATATTGAAGTGAAAGTTAAATTAGGAGATTCTTATGGCAAAACGTCCTTCGCTGACTAATAAACTTGTTATCGAACATAAGCCCAAAACGACACGTCAAGGGCGCAGCAAAAACACCAAATGGGCTGCAACATCACGTAATAAAGCTAAAAAACGCTATAGAGGTCAAGGATGACAGAAAAAGAGAAGCATATAAGGGACTGGATTATCGAAGTTTCTAAAAAAAGACCAGAATTAGGTCATTTTGCGATCTGTCCCTTTGCTTCTTCTGCAAATTTTAAGATTGTTGAGTGTAATATTGACGACGTTGAGCCCATTGATGGTGCTGATGTCGTCATTTTTATTGTAGAAGATAGCTTAACACTTGAAGACATCAATCAGTGGATAGATATATATTGTAAAATCTATAAACATTGGGATTTTTTTGAGGATTGTGGGTCTTATGAGACCTTCATTTCTGGTGTTCAGACAAATAATGGCAGGTATAACCTGATTTTAGCTCAACCAAAGGAGAAATTAAAGGAATTCCGTAAAAAACTAGCCCAAACTGACTATTACAGCTATTGGTCTGACGAATATTTAAGAGAAATACTCGGTGAAGACTACGAAATTGTGAAAAAAACGGGATAGAAACCCCGTAAAAAGTTCTAGAAACTTTTATGGAGGTAAAATGGGACACCCTAATCATCTTGATGGCTCCGTTGATAAAGGAGATGACTTTATTAATAGCGGAATGACCCTAATTACAGAGGTCGAGTCCGAAAAATGGCTTAAAAAATCTAAAAAAATCAAACATAACGAAGAATTATACCCAATTCCAGAAGATCGTACAAGTCGTCCTTGCGGAGGAGCTGGCGGTTTTGATGATTTTGTAGAATGGTGGGCTGATTAGGCTATAAATAATCTAAAAGTCTGTCTATATCAATGTCAACGATAAAAATCTCAAGGGCTTTTAAGGACATCAGTTTATCATTTAAGAGACACCCAATCACCAACGATATTGTAGTTTTAAAAAATGAAGCTGCGATTAAAAATTCTGTAATTAATTTGGTTAGAACTATCGTTGGTGAGAGATTTTTTAATAATCGCTTAGGCACACAAATTGAAAATTCATATTTTGAATTACAGACTCCCGAAATACAAATTGAACTTGAAAACGAAATCTCATCAACTTTAAATAATTTTGAACCAAGAGTTGCGTTGAGAGATGTGAGAGTTAGATTCCCAGCAGATTCTAATGATTTAGAAATTGGTGTAGTTTATGATATTGTCGGGTTATCAGTTCCTGTACAGGATATCACGTTTATCCTACAACCAACAAGGGTATAATGGCATTTACTCAATTTACAAATCTAGATTTCGATCAAATTAAAACATCGATCAAAGATTACATCAGGTCGAATAGTGAGTTTACTGACTATGACTTTGAAGGATCTAATCTATCTTTGTTAATTGATACTCTTGCCTATAATACCTATATTACTGCATACAATACTAATGCGGTCGTAAATGAAGTTTTTCTTGATAGTGCTGTTCTCAGACAAAATGTTGTCTCCCTAGCAAGAAATATTGGCTATGTACCCCAGTCTAAAAAGGCTGCTAGGGCGGTTGTATCCATGTTGGCTAGCGTACCTACCAGCGGAATTACAAGCACCACGCCGACGCTTACAATGAAGGCTGGCGTCGTTGCTACAGGTGCTGCAAATGATTTAAATTACTCATTCTGCATCCCACAAGACATTACAGTTCCCGTATCAGATAGCTTAGGATATTTTGAAAACATCAACGTATATGAGGGTGCATTTGTAAAAACCACATTTACTGTTGATAATTCACAACCAGATCAAAAATACATCTTACCAAACTCTGGCGTTGATCTTTCATCGTTAATTGTTAAAGTCAGACCAACAGAAGGTGATGAAATATCAGAAGAATATACGAAGGTAGATAATATTGTTGGAGTAACAACTACATCTAAAAAATATCTTGTACAAGAAGTTTCTGGTGAAAAGTATGAGATTATTTTTGGCGATGGAATTATTGGCAGGAAATTAGATAACAACAATTTTATTGAAGCTACTTATATTGTCACAAACGGAAAAGAAGCTAACGGTGTAACTAATCTTTCGTTTAATGGGGTCATTCTTGATAGTAACAACATATTTGTACCACAATCAACATTGGTTGTAAACACCGTAGAATCAGCTTCTGATGGCGCTGAGATTGAATCCATAGCATCAATTAAGAATTATGCCCCAAGACTGTACTCATCGCAGTATAGAGCTGTTTCTGCAAATGATTATGAAGCGATCATTCCAATGATCTATCCAAATGCAGCGTCTGTATCTGCATACGGTGGGGAAGAATTAGATCCTCCTCAGTATGGTAAAGTCTTTATTGTCATCAAACCTAAGAGTGGATCAACAATTTCACTTTTCAGTAAAAAAGAAATCCTAAGTGATCTTAAAAAATATAGTATTGCTGGTATTGTTCCTGAAATTATTGATCTCAAATATCTTTACGTTGAATTAGATTCATCAGTTTATTACAATCCCAATTCTGTCTCTGATGTTGAAAATTTAAAAACTCAAGTCATATCATCTCTAACTCAATATTCCAACGATAAGGAAACAAATCAATTTGGTGGAAGAGTAAAATATAGTAAAGTCGTTGGATTGATTGATGATACTAGTAATGCAATAACATCAAACATTACCAAAATTAAAATTAGAAGAAATCTGAACGCAGCGATTAATTCTAATGCTCAGTATGAATTATGTTTTGGTAATCAATTCCATGTACGTTCCGATGGATATTCTATTAAATCCACAGGATTTAAAATTTATAATAATCCACAAACTTTATACTTAGCTGATTATCCAACATCTGCAACTAGTGGAAGAATATTTTTCTTCTATCTGGATTCTGTTGGCAATCCAGTCGTTGTAAATAATAGTGCAGGAACTGTTGATTACGTTAAAGGTGAAATACTTTTAAATAGTGTAAAAATTGTATCCACCGTAAAGGCAAATAACATTATTGAAATTCAAGCAATACCAGAGTCTAACGATATTATAGGTTTAAAAGATTTATACATAAGTCTAGATATTGCATCTAGTAAATTTACCATGATTAAAGACATTATGAGTTCAGGTGATAATGTTGCTGGAACAAGATTTACATCAACCTCAAGCTTTGTAAACGGAAATTATACGAGATAACGAAGAATGATTGATAAGCAAATTCAAAGAATACAAATTAATCAGATCATTGGTACACAACTACCAAAATTTGTAGTCGAAGAAAATCCACTTTTTACTGAATTTTTAAAGCAATATTACATTTCTATGGATCGCCAAGGAGGCGCTGTAGATCTTGCTGAAAATATCGACAGGTATTTAAACTTTGAAAATTTCCAGGAAACTGCTTATCTTGATGGATCCACAATATTAATAAACAATATTGAATACTATGATGATGAGATTGAGGTAGACTCCACCGATGCATGGCCCCAATCTTATGGTCTATTGAAAATTGGAAATGAAATTATATCTTATACAAGTAAAGACGCCACTAAATTTTATGGGTGTATTCGTGGATTTAGTGGTGTAGAATCATTACACAAAACAAACAATCCAGAATACTTAGTTTTTACTGAGACTAACGCATCTGCTCATGTTGCTAACGATACTGTATATAATTTAAGCAATCTTTTCTTAATTGAATTCTGGAA